ACACACAATGCAAACCTGATGTTCCTCTAGAGCACCTCACATGGGCCGGTAAAGCTATCTGCGATTACCGACCTGACGTGGTTGTTCATCTAGGAGATCATTGGGATTTTCCTAGTTTGAGCAGTCACGACAAAGCAGGTAGCAAATACTTTGAAGGTAAACGCTACCTAGCTGATGTGGAGGCAGGTAACAAAGGTATGGATATTCTTTTAGCTCCGTTGAAGGCGATGCAAAAGACTCAAAAGGAGACCAAGCACAAGGTGTATAAACCTCGTATGGTCTTCCTCAAGGGCAACCACTGTAATCGTTTGACAAGGGCTATCAATAATAATCCGATGCTGGAAGGGCTAATGACCTATGAACATTTGAACTTGAAAGATTGGGAAGTCCATGATTTCCTCCATCCTGTGTTTATCGCAGGTGTTGGGTTCAACCATTACTGGCCAACAGGAGCTATGGGTCGTCCCGCTGGTACTGCTGCTGCTCTTGTCAATAAGCTGCACATGAGTTGCATTGCAGGCCACCAGCAAGGAAAACAGATTGCCTATGGTAAGCGTGCCGATGGTAAGCCTATCTGTGGTATCATTGCAGGTAGCTATTATCTGCACGATGAGTCGTACATGGATCAGCTTTCTAACCGCCATTGGCGAGGACTGCTGATGTTGAACGATGTTAAGGATGGTAGCTTTGATGAGATGCTGTTGTCGATTGACTACCTTGAAAGGAAGTACAGTGAACAAGTGTAATATGTGCTTCTACGCACTAATGGATAAGGACTTAGAAGCTCCTTGTGCTGGCTGCACAGGCTACTCTAACTTTGTAAAAGGAGATTTGTATATGACACCTAGTCACTCAGCGCAACCTCTCAAGGAAGCTATTGATGATTGGTTTGAGAAGACTAATGGCGTTGCTTCTGAGGACTTTTGGGTATCGTATAAAGGCATTACCCACGATCCAGTGGAGAAGCCTAAGCACTATATGCTGTTTGAGGAAGAAGGTATTGAAGTACGGGATGTCATTGAGAAGCTGGCATCTAAATTTGACTATCAAGGCTATCCTAATGATGCCCCTCTTTTCGTGGCAGACTATGTGCAGATGATGCAGTATGTGATGCGTTTTATGGACAAGAATGGTGTCGAGGATTTGAAGAAAGCCCATGTTTATTTAAACTGGTTGATTGATGCTTATGAATCTGACATTTGAAGAACTTAAAGAGAAGCTTCAACGTATTGATGAAGTCACGCTGTTGGAGCTGCTTAATATCCACAGCGATGACATCATCGAGCGCTTTGAAGATTACATTGAAGATAAACAAGAACAACTGATGAGAGAAATTTACTGATGCGTAACCTGCTAACAAAGAAGACAACATACACCTTCGACTATCCAGAGGCTCTGGCCTTTGCAGATAAACAGAATGGTGTGTTCTGGACATTTGATGAGATTGATTTGGAAAAAGATGTACACTCAATTCTTACCGACTTTACTCCTGCTGAACGCCATGGTGTTACTACTTCACTCAAGCTCTTCACCAAGTACGAACGTATTGTGGGTGATGAGTATTGGTCTGGTACTGTTAAACCTAACTTCCAGCATCCTGATATTGGCCTGATGGCTGATGCCTTCTGCTACTTTGAAAGTAATGTACATGCTCGCTTTTATAACCGCATCAATGAACTACTTGGATTGGCTACTGAAGAGTTTCATCAATCTTGGCAGTATGATCCTGTACTGGCTAGCCGTGTCGGGTACTTGGATGCTATTGCTGGTAGTCGTGATATTCCCCTTTCCTTGGCTGTCTTCTCAATGATGGAAGGCTGTATCCTGTACTCTAGCTTTGCTTTCCTGAAGCACTTCCAGAGTAACGGTAAGAACAAGCTGAGTAACCTCGTTGCAGGTATTAACTTCTCCGTGCGAGATGAGAATATCCACCACGAAGCAGGTGCTTGGTTGTTCCGTACGTACATGGAAGAGAACAAGCTGGACAAGGGATGGATGAAAGAGCGTATTGAGCTGGCTGCTAAGGCACTGGTTGACCATGAGCATCGTATCGTTGACCTGTTGTTCTCTCATGGGGACATTGAAGGCATCAACGCTACAGCCATGAAAGCCTTCGTCAATGCACGAGCTAACATCTGCTTGAGCAATTTGGGCTTTGACACTATCTTTGATGAAACTGGTGATACAATCTCTGAGTGGTTCTACTTGGGCATTAGCTCTAGTACAATCCATGACTTCTTTGCCAAAGTTGGCAATCAGTATAACCGTAAGTGGAACGAGAAAGGCTTTACATGGTAAGCACACCAGTGTTGGACAACAAGTATGAGTTCTTGAGTGCAGAACGTAAGCGTCTGCAACAACAAGGACTTCTGCCTACTTGGTATCAAACCGGAGGATGGGGACTGTTCAAGAGTAAGTACATGGAAGGCTCAACAAGCTTTAAGAACCGTGTAGAACAGATCGCTGCTACGGCAGCTAAACATGCACCTAAAGACGGAGTAGATTGGTATGCAAAGTTCGTTGAAGTTATTTGGAACGGCTGGCTTAGTCCTTCAACGCCTACATTGGCTAACTTGGGCACTACTAAAGGGATGCCTGTCGCTTGTAGTGGTCAGTACATTGGTGATTCTGTTGCTGACTTTTATGGTGAACTACTTGATACTGCTGTGCTCACTAAGAATGGCTTTGGTACTAGCGGGTATCTGGGTGACATTCGACCACGGGGCTCACAGATCGCCACTGGTGGCACGGCTTCGGGAGTCTTACCAGTCTTTCAAACCTTCGTAGATGCTATGAAGCGAGTGACTCAAGGGGTTGCTCGTCGAGGTGCTTGGGCAGGTTATCTTCCTCTTGACCATCCTGACTTTAACGAGTTGGCTGACTGGGTGAAGAATAACCCTGATGATGCTAACGTAGGTTGGACAGTCAGTAAGGACTTTATGGAGTCATTGGACAGCGGTCATCCTGAAGCTATTGAGCGTTATCAGAAGGCGTTGAAGCTGAAGATGTTGACAGGTAAGGGTTACTTCTTGTTCACTGATAAGGTCGCTGAAGCCCGTCCTGATATGTACAAGGCTCATAACTTGGATGTTAAAGCCTCTAACCTGTGTACAGAGATCATGCTGCACAGTGGTGAGGAAGAGACATTCACCTGTATCTTGGCATCAATGAACTTGGAGAAGTATGATGAGTGGAAAGACACGGATGCTGTATTTACTGCGACAGTATTTCTTGATTGTGTTACTAGTGAGTTCTTGTCGATGGCTGCTGGCAAAAGAGGCTTTGAAAAGGCAGTGGCGAGTACTGAAAAGAGCCGTGCGCTAGGCTTAGGTGTCTTGGGTTGGCACTCGTTGCTGCACAAGAAGATGATTCCTTTTGAGAGCTTCACAGCTCGTAAACTGAACGTGGAGATATTTGATGGACTTAACAAGAAATCAGCAGAAGCAAGCCGGTATCTCGCAGAGCAGCTCGGAGAGCCTGAGTACTGCAAAGGGTACGGATTGCGCAACACTCATCGACTGGCTGTCGCACCAACCATGTCAACCTCTCAGCTCATGGGCGGAGTATCACAAGGTATTGAACCATTTATTGGTAATGTCTTCGTCCAGCAAGGAGCCGGAGGTGAAACTATCCGAGTCGTTCCTGAGCTGTTGGAGATCATGAAGCGTGAAGGTGTGTACAGTCGTGAGACATTGCTTGAGATTGCAAGCCACGATGGTTCTATCCAACACGTTACATGGATGACCGATGTAGAGAAGCAGGTGTTCTTGACGGCGTTTGAGATTGACCCTTATGTCATCTTGAACCAAGCGTCTGAGCGTCAACTGTATATCTGCCAAGGACAGTCTATCAATCTGTTCTTCGGTGCAGATGATCCAGAGGAGCATATCTCTGCTGTCCACAAGGCAGCGTTTAAGGATCCTCTTATCTTGAGTCTGTATTACATTCGTACCAAGGCAGGGGTCAGTGCCAGTAGTGGTGAATGTGTTGCCTGTCACGCATAACTAAGGAGAAGTATGAAAATTGAGGTATATAGCAAGGAGAATTGCCCTGCATGTACGGCTCTGAAGGCTCGCCTGAACAAGGATGGTGAAGCCTTTACAGAGATCGTAGTAGGTGTTGACCTGTCTCGTGAGGACTTCCTTGAGAGGTTCCCACAGGTACGTCAGATGCCTCATCTAGTGTTTATCAACGAAGCTTAACCAAGGAAGTATTAATGGCAACTAAGCAAATGAACCGAGCTATCCCGGCTAAGGAACTGACTCCTCGTGAGAAGGTAAGTAACAGTCTGAAGTTGAAGCTGGATGACATGACAGTCATTAAGCCTAAGACTGAGAAGCAGATGGACTTCTTTGAGGCGTATCAGGCCAGTAACTACTTCATGGCCTTGCATGGTGTAGCAGGTACAGGTAAGACATACATTGCCTTGTACAAAGCTTTGGAAGAGGCTATGGATCGTAACAATCCCTTTAACAAGGTGACTATCATCCGTAGTAGCGTACAAGGTCGTGACATGGGCTTCTTGCCGGGAGATGCAGATGAGAAGATGGAGGTGTATATTCAACCTTACCGTCAGATCTGTAGTGACCTGTTCAAGCGTAAGGATGCTTGGGATCGCTTGGTTGAGCAAGGACACATTGAGTTTGTGTCTACCTCGTTCATCCGGGGTACTACCTTCTCCAACAGCATCATTGTCGTGGATGAGATGCAGAATATGACGTGGGAAGAGCTAGACACTGTTATCACCCGTGTAGGCGATAAATCTAAACTGATTATGTGCGGAGATTTTCGACAAACTGACTTGAAGAAGAAAGACGATAAGTCAGGCTTGCTCAAGTTTCTTGATGTTGCTCGGTTGATGAAAGAATTCGTCCGGATTGAGTTTAATATTGAAGACATTGTGCGTAGCTCCCTTGTGCGTAATTACATCATTGCGAAAACTAAGTATGAAGATGGAGTGTATGAATGAACATTGAAGAGTTAAAAGAATACTTTAAATACGAACCATCTACAGGTACACTGTTTTGGAATAAGCGACCAAGTAATCGTGTTGTTATCGGCTCTGAAGTAGGGAACTACAACGACCAAGGATACAAGGTATGCCGTTTCAAAGGGAAGGCTCTCCGAGTTCATCGTATTGTCTGGGCAGTAGCTAAAGGAGAACACCCTGCTGAATTCATTGATCACATCAATGGAGACAAAGGAGATAACCGACTGGATAATCTTCGAGTGGTGTCTAATTCTGAAAATCTTCAAAACATGAAGAAAGCCAAAGGATGTACGTATCATCGAAAGCTTAATAAATGGATGGCTCAAATTTCTGTTAATAAGGAACACAAGTATTTAGGTATCTTTAATACCGAGCAAGAAGCACACGAAGCTTATTTAAAAGCTAAGAAAGAATTACATCCGTTTTACGTGGAGGGAACTTAATGAAAGCTAATGAAAACTTGGAAGACTTCCTAATGATGCCTCAAGAGCAGAAAGGTCTTATCCGTACTATCACTCAGCAGATGCACACTCACTTGGTGTTCATTGACGATGACATTACAGACCCTCGTAACTACCGTGATGTTATCCACTGCTTGGCTACTTGCAGTGAGAATGACTCAGTTAATCTATTGGTGAATAGCTCAGGAGGACGCACAGATAGTATCTGGCAGATCATTGAAGCAATGAAAGGATGTCGTGGTGATGTATCTGTTACGGTTATCGGTGCTGCGTACTCAGCAGCTAGTATGTTGGCTTGTATGGCTCCTGAGTGCTATATCGCTGATTCTGCTGAGTTCATGCTTCATACTGCTCATTATGGTTCCATCGGTACTGTGCCGAATGTCAAAGGACAGACTGAGTTTGCTACACGACAGATTAACAAACTCCTTGACCAAGCCTACAAAGGATTCTTGACAGACAAGGAACTGGAGGAGCTTAAGAACGGTAAGGAGTTCTGGTTTGATGCTGAAGAGTCAGGTAAGCGTATGGTTAAGCGTTACAAGTATCTGAATGGGCTGAGTAAGCCACCTAAGCCTAAGAAGGTTAAGGAAGTTACTGTAGAGTAAATGAAAAAGGCCCGTTAGAGGAAACTCTAACGGGCCTTCTTTGTTTATGCCTTATGGTTATGCCACAGAGCAGCAATACCAGCAATAATACTACCGATGAAAATGATAGGTTTAGCTACCTTAGCAATCCAATCAAGGACTGTGAAGGCCCCTTGAGCAGCGTGAAAAGCAGATACCATATCTTCTGTGTCCGTAGCCACTTTGTCTACCTTAGCTTCTACCTTACACAATCGCTCATAGATTTCATTGTGTGAGACTTCTCCAGTCATCTCTTACTCCTGATTTCAGTAATTTTCTCTAAACTACGAGAACCGAAGTAAGCACCAAAGCAGAGCATACCCCAATTACCCAATAAAGTGACATAGGCTTCATTGGCATTGTAACCGTAGGCCGACATCATAGCAAAGGTAAAGTAACCTGTGAAGATAGCGATTAAGGACAGAGGACGAATGTTCTTAGATAACCAAGAATCACTGGACATGTCTGCCTGCCATCGCTGTGTAACATTCTCCTGTTCTGTCTTAAACAGCTCAGTGTCATTGGCCATCTTAGCGAGTTCACCTGACTGAGCAAGCTCAATAAGCTTCACCTGAGCCTCTGCCTTTTGAGCAGGGTCAGGGAAGAACTTATCTAAGATTTTACCTGCAAAGGTTAATAGTAGTTCAATCATAAAAGTGCCTCTTTTTCAGGTTCTCAGTTGCCGTAAGTAACTGTAAGTTTGAAGGGACATGAAGACCGCAAACATTTTTACCGTGTAAAGGGATAATGTGATCTACTTGATACTCTACACCAAGGGCAGCACTACGTAGTACAGCTAATGAATAGATTTCCTTGATAAATAAAGCATCTAACTCAGTCAACCAGTTAGGCGTTGCTTGCTTAACTGTCATTTTTCTTTTACGTGACCAGTTTCGCTTTTCAGCTTTTCTATTAGGCAAGGAAGCTCTTTCTTTATCGTACTTCCGCAGCTTATCTCCTTTAAGCTCTCTGCGGGTTTTGTCGTACTGGGCTTTCAGGGCTTTCGCTTCAGGAGATTTATCACGATTAGCTAGCACTTCTTCTTTATTACGAAGATACCAGTTTCTCTTATAAATCTTATCCCGTTCTTCTTTTGTTAGGGCATTCATATATATTTACTTCTATGTAATTCAATATGAGGATAATCTTTAAACGTAATCCAATCCCTACCAGAGACAATTGGAATGTCCATAGACTTAGCTATCTTCTTGATGTGGTCACTTACAGGAATGTAGTACTTAGCATCCCACGTAACTTCACCATCACGAATCACAGCAATGTCCACAGCCTTCCCTGTTAGGTGTCTACCGTTCATCGTCTGAACCTTCCCCGCCTCAAAGAGAGCCTTCTGGCGCTCTCGT